GCGATACGCCAGCAGTAAAACCTGTGATGGCAGCACTTCTAAATGAATAGGCGCGTCCGGTGTTATTCTGCCCGTTATTTGAGTGAAGGTAGTGCCGTCAAACGAAAATAGCTTGTTAACCCCATCAACCCCGTAAAGATTATTACTTGCGGCTGATCCGGTGAAGTTAGCTTGCACAAATTCATACTGGCCACCAGGTGATAATGTTGGTGTAGTTACCAATACCCAGCCTGAAGCGCTTGATTTATACATCTTGCATTCAGTCGCCCCAACGTTATCGCGAAAGGCATACACCACGCCGTTATATGACACAACGCCACGTATTTGCCCCTCACCTGGAACCGCTTGAATGTCTGCTCGTCTCGATGCTTTTTCCGCTAAAATGGCGGCAACTTCAGTTTCATCATCGGCAAAAGGATAGCCTACTAAATCGCTTGATATGGTAGCGGATGGTGCCGGTTGCCCGTCAAAGCGCTCATAGCCCAATATTCTCTGGTTGCGACCTAACGAATTAACTTCATAGTTAAATAGCTGAACGCACTCGCCAGGCTCTAATTCCAAGACAGAACCAGCAAGGTTAACGCCGCCTTTTAAAATGACGCCTTTTACTTGGGTATCAGCCACCAAATACACCGCGCTTGAAGTCTGAGCTTGGTAATTGCTCGATTAACAGCCTTGCCATCCATTGATTAAACTCAACTTCCGACCGCCCGTACCGGTACATATCTTCTTCGTAATCGGCATAGAACATAAGCGCCCTATGCACGATTGCTTGGTGATATAAAGCAGGAATGATGCTGGCATCAGAGTTATTAGCCATTGTGGTAGGTTGACGGTAATAATCAACTGTCACAGCTAAGGTTTCAGTTGGAGTAGGCCAAACCTGTAAGCGCTGATCGGGCGTTAACGTCACCACTGAAGGCCTACCCGTTTTTGAATAATCACCGTATTCAACGATGTTGTTTATCCAGTCCTGATATTTAACCACTTCAATTGACTGCCCAGCCACGTAAACGTTATTAACCGTTTTAGTTGGTGACATACCAAGAGAATCAACGGTATAGCGGTACAGTCCGGCGGTTAACGTGCCGGTAGCAACAAGACGCAAAAATTGCCATTGGTCTTTAGACGCTACAATGTCACGCTCAGCATCAAGAACCCAATCGACAATACGCTCCATTATGCCAGTCTGCCCGATCACCGTAGCGGGACCGTCACCACTTACACCGCTTTTTTTCCGAACGGCGCGACAAATATCAAGAAAGGTCATAGTGATTAATCAATTGTTCTGATTAATGAAAATGGAAAGCGCTGAACACGGCTAGATATAGTTTCATTCTGCCCGGTTTTTGGGTTTTTCTTGGTGTGAAACTTGGTTTCTACCGCATTTTTTAAGATCCCATAAATGCCGTAAGGCACTTCAACTTCTTCATCGTAAGCGACTTGGTAGTTAACGCCATTCAAAACGCCTTGCCAGTGAGTGTCCGGCTCTTTTTCGTCATCACGCGAAGGTGGTTGATGAATGCGAATAACCGCTTTAGTGGGCTTTTTCTTTGACTTGGAAACGTCTTTAACTTCCGGCTTATCTGCGGCTTCATCTACGGTAATGCCAGCGGCCTTTTCAAGCTCACGAACCTGCTCAGTTAACTTCGCTTTGGTGTCTTCAATATTAAGCTTGGCACCTAATTCAGTGTCGGCGTAATCAACAATATCTTGCTTCGATGTTGAAGTAGTGATTTTGAACATTTTATTTTTCCCAAAAAAAGCCCCGGCGAATGCCGAGGCTGTATTTGCTACTTGCTTATTAGGTGTTAGAAGGAGTTGCTAACGCACCCGCTTCAATACGCACCATCCACAAGTCATTGAGGATTTCGCAACAGTAGTATGTTTTCCATGCCACTGATCCGTTTTGACCCAGTTCGTCACCAAAAGTAGGCGTACCAGGATTGCGAAGCATTGGCTTGATGGCGCCGCCAGCTTCTTGACTGCCTTTTAACGCGATATGGCCAAACGCATGCATACCCATGACTAAGATGGGGTATACATCAGCACTTGTGCCGGTGGTTGAGATTAACTCAGACGCACCAGTGCCTTTCGCGCCACCTGCATCAGCCCAAGGGTTGAATAAAGGCGAGGCAATAAAGCGCACATCTTCAACGCTGCCCACTTCTTCAGCACAGATAACTTTGCGATTGCCGTACTTAGCCACTGGCACGAAACCAGGCATTGCACGAACTGAGGCAATGATGTCTGTGTGACAAACGGCAACAAAGGCCGCTTCAATGGGTGTAGTTGAAATGTTAACGCTGCCGCTTAACACGTCAGTAATACGTTTTGCGCGGTTTGCCAAAAGCACACGCACAGCTTTACGTACAGTTGATAACGTGATGGTGCTGGTTACTTCGTCACGATCAGCGCCGTTTGCGTATAAAACGTTGGTACCAGCAATTAACTTGCCGTATGCCACCATTTCAACGGTTTCAGCCGCTTGCTGTGACGCGATTTTTAGCATGTCGGAACCAACTGGATCTTCATGCAAGTCTTTAACTACGTCAGTTAATTCCATCCATGCGCCATACTGTTGAACAGTGGCGTTAAAACGGTCATAACGGAAGTTGGTGCTTGAAGGGCGAGTGCCTTCAGTTAATGCGGTAGTAGCTGCAGCTAGCACCTGTGGGCGACGAAAGCGCATAACTTTCGAGGCATTTTTTGGCATCGGTTTAGCGTCACCTAATTTGTTCAAAACAATAATAGGCTCTGCATATTCTAACGCTTTTTTTTCTGCGAAGACGCCAGCGCCTACGCCTAAGTCACCATAATCACTAGACATGGTATTTACTCCTAAGTGGTAATTCGATTAAAAAGTTCAACTGGATCGGAGCTATCCAAGTCACTTGATGGCTTTCCACCGCCTTTGCGGGGAATAGCAACGTGATTAGATAAGTCCTTGGTTTTGTTTGCGGGTTTAGCCGGTTGGCGTGTACCCTTGTAGAGATTAAGCAGGGCTATGTTGTCATCTGCATCCATACTTTCTGCGATGCGCTTGATAGCGTTGGGCTGGCCTGCTAGCCAGTTTTGAAACGCTTGATCGGCTACCACATTTCTAAAGTCAGGGTGAGCGGCTTCGACGCGAGATAATTCAGAGTCAATGATCTTCTTCTGCTGCTCTTGCTCCCGTTCCTGCTGTATTTTTTGCAGAGGACTAAGCTTTTCCTCAATCATTTGACTGAGTTGCTTATCTCTTGCCTTGAGAAATGCTGCTAACTCTGGATATTCGGCCTCGATGTCTTCATCGGTCATGCCGTTTAAATCTTCCTGAGTTGGCGCGTCTTCTTTCGGCTTGCCACCTTTTGCCTGCTCACTCTCAGCAACCAGTTTTTTAAACTTTTCTAGATCCCGTTGTGTTGGGGCTAATCGGTTGTAAACTGCTTGGTAATCGTTTTGAGACTTTTGGAGGGCTTGTTTTAGAGTCTGATACTGTTGGCGCAAGGCTTCAGGTGCCGACTGCCAAGGATCGTCTTCCTGATCGCTTTGTCCTTCACCACTATCGTCTTGTCCTTCATCCGTGTCAGTGTCGTCATCTTGATCCAGCTTTGAATCTTCATTAACCGGCTTACCGGAGTCTTTGTCAGAGTCCTCGCTAGTTATTTGTGCGAACAAAGCTGCCGCCTCGTCGATTTCTTCGATCTGCGGTTTATTTTCATTGTTACTCATGGGTTTCTCTGTGTTTGAGTGCTTTCGCAGTCATAAAAAACCCACTACAATGAGTGGGTTCTGGTTTGCCGAGTGATTGCTCAGTCAGCGGTTAAACTGTTTCGTAAGTGGCTTGGAAAATATCAGGCTTGCAAGGGTATTTTTCGCCCTTAACTCCAGTAATAATAAAATCACCAGGGCAAACAATGTGACCACCTTCTAGCGTATCTATCCAGCCATGAGAGTGCATGTTATTACTGCATTGTTTGCAACTAGATTTGCCATCAACATCAGGAGTTCTGAAATAGCGAACCACCTTCCCTTCAAACTTCTCTCCTTTAAATTTTCCGGAATCAAAGGTTTCACTTCCATCTTCAGGATGATCGCCATTTTTAAACCATTGAACCGCATCAATAACGACTGGCTTCTTTCTATACTTAGCCATAGTTATTCCTCTTCTTTAATTGCTAGAATGTGTGCTGGATAGCGGTCCAATATGTCATCAATCTGTTTGATGCTGCCGCGAACTTCTGGGTTATCCTGCCTAACTAACTGTTCAACTAAGTCTTTTCTATCAGACTCAAGGGCAGCTTTAATCTTGAGCCATGCTGCTGAGTGGATTAATTGACTCATTCGCCTAGTCCGTAGTTAGCCGTTGGGCTTTCAAACTTATATTTAATATTTAACTCGGCCATAAACTGCTGCCAATCACTATCAAGCTTGGCTTGGTTCTTTTTCAAGTCAGCGATTAGCTTTTCAGTATTTATCTTATCGTTCTGAGCAAGGCGCATCATTTCGATACGCTCTTTAGATGCGGCCTCTTGCAAGCCAGCCTGAACTTTTGCCCCAAACATTTCATATTCAAATTTGAATTTGGCTTGTTGCTGATCCATTCTCATTTGCTCAACTGCAATAGCTGAGTCTTGAGGCTGCTCGCCCTGTTGTTCCTGTTGCTTCTTGATGAATTCCTCTAATTCTTCATCAGTCGGCAACATTGAAGCAGGCAAGCTTTGCGTTTTCGCCCACTGCCTGAGTATCTCTGCGGCTTTTAGTTGTAACACTGGTGCAAATACCGGGTTACTGCCGACTACGCCCAAGAAGTTGGTTATAGCTGCGGCTTGTGTTTCTTTGACGAGTAGCGCTGAAGTGCCGCGAGCATCAACCTGGTAATCACCTTTAATGTCGCCGTTTTCGTTGTATTCCATGTTCCAGTGGTAAAAGTCTTTTATCATGGGTGAAGTAATATTGTCGTCCCATGCTTTCACCTGCCTACGTCTAACCGTGTTGGCGCTATTCATTAAAATAGACATACCGCCAAGGGTTTGAGTAGATTGGCCTTGTTCGCCTTGCTGGAGCATTGGAATGCCTGATACTTCATCAAACATGATTCGAGCCATTTGGTAGATACCTTGAAGCTCTGGCAAATGACTGTTGAATTCCATTGCAGTAAATACTTTGCGAATATCGTCAACTGAGCCGGATAACTCCCATTGTTTGAATGGCTCCAATGCCCAATCACCGTTTACCGGGCTAATGTGTTTACCTGAGCGCCCTATTTGTGGCCCCGCAGTAATCGCGCCGTTATCTAAAATCATGCGCCATACTGAGTTAATAATCGCTTGTTCATCACGCACCATTCGAGGTACGCCATAACCAAACAAGCAAGAGTCGTCAGGCTCCCAGTTAAAGACGCGATAAGGTAGGTAATCCTCGTAATCCATCATCTTTAATTTGGCACCAATAGTAATGCCGCCACAATAAAACACGGTGGCGATCACTTCTTCGCCCTCGAACTCTTTCAGTAAAGCATCGCGTTCTTCGGCATCTTCGGGCAGCTCAACTGCACCCAAGCGGATTAATGCGTCATAGCTAACAGGCCCGGTATATTCCCACGTCTCAAAACGAGTGTCGTTTAATGACTCAGACAAACCAGCCAGACGACGAACATCATCCATGTATGAACTTGAGTGCTGAGTTTGCGCACCCGTCATTTGCAGCACTTTTTTAATCTGCTCTTTATCAAAGCCTTTACGCTTAACCAGCCCTTTTAGCTGGGCTTTACTCATGAATCGACGTTCAAACACAAATTCGCATTCGCTTATGTGACTTGCCGACATATCAGGAAAGAAATCCCAAGGGCGAACCACTTCGCATGCTGGCGTTAGGCTTTCAACGAGTTTATGCGTCCAGCCTTCTTTGGTTTCCATATAAACCTTGTCTTGTTTGCCAACAACTACAGGGCCTTTTAGTATGCCTGTGCCAATAACACAGGCGTCATGAATGACTTTGCGGCA